AACTCATATTAGTAACTGAACTAACATTCCAACTATTAAGAGGTTGATTAAATTCATCGGTATTAGTAAACATATTTCTCATATTAGTAACTGAACTAACATTCCAACTATTAAGAGGTTGATTAAATATACGGGCACTATTAAACATATTCTCCATATTAGTAACAGAACTAACAATCCAAGTATCAAGTGGTTGATTAAATTTATCGGCTATCGCAAACATAAAACTCATATTAGTAACTGAACTAACATTCCAACTATTAAGAGGTTGATTAAATTCACGGGCATTAGTAAACATATAACTCATATTAGTAACTGAACTAACATTCCAACTATTAAGAGGTTGATTAAATATAGTGGCATTAATAAACATCTCACTCATATTAGTAACATTATCAGTAACCCAATTATCTAGAGAGTTATTAAAATTTGCTTGATTCTGAAAAACTCCAGCCATATTTATAACATTACTAGTATCCCATGGATTAACATTATCTCTAGGATCAGTACCAAAACCAGGAGCATTTTGATCAGAAAATATAAAACTAAAATCAGTAACACAAGAAACATTCCAACTACTAATAAGACCATATGTTAGAGTAGCAGCATCTCTATCGGCAACCCAGTCAGCAATAGCAAGTAGTAATTCATCTCTTGTAAAAAAATCACAAGGAGGAGTCGGAGGAGTCGGAGGAGGTGGAACGGGTTGAGGTTGAGGAGGACATAAATTATTAATAAATTGACCATCAAGATTAGCTAACTCTTGACAATTAAAATTTTTAATAGAAATATTACATTGAAGAGGATAGCTATTAAAAGTAGTAGTGTAAGGTCTAGCACTTTTAGAACATGGTTTACAATTCATCCAATCTAGTGGTAAAACTCCAGCATTAATAGCATCTTGAGGAGAATTAAAATTAAGATCACAATTACCAATATGATTAATAACAGGAGGATAACTAGCTTTACAAGGAGGAGTAGGTAAATTATTTTTAGTCATTAATGCAGTTTTAGTATATTGAGAAGAAGACATAGGTAATGGATTAAAATTTTTAGAATATGACCTTCTATATATTTTTTTTCCACCAATTCGATAATATCCATATTTACAATAAGAGCGACGATCAGATTTAATTATATCAATATTATTTTCATCTTTACAGTATATTTTATCAATACATATATTAGGTTTAATGACAACACAAACAAATTTTTGTGATTTTTCATAGATATAAATACCTTGACTACGCTGTTCAGGACAAAATTTTTTAACCCATATAGTTTTACACTTATTAGAACTACAAGATGTATTAAAAATAGAGGTGGGATAATCAATAGTAGAAAATAAGTGACCTTTGGTATTCATAGTAGAGCGTTTAATAATAGTATGATCATTAGAAGAATTAGAACCACCCTGAACAACATTAATAACATAATGACCATCAGTACCTCCATGTCCAATAGGAGCAATACCTCTAAAAGGAGTATAAGAAATATGTCTGCCTAATGTGTCTTGTCCAATCCAACCTTGATTTCTATATCCTCCATTGAGTGAAAAACCTTGTAGTTTTCCAGAAATTTTATCTTGAAAACGTTTAGAATTTTTTTTAAGTGTAACAATAGACATTAATTATATATAATAAATAAAGTATTTAAATTAAAATAAATATTCGCTCATTAGGATTAGGATTCAAACATCTTTTTAATAAAAAATATAATTTACTACTATTAATAGTCAAAAGGTCATCAGTTATATTTAAAGAATAAATACAAAGTAAAGCTAAAGTATAGTAAATAGAAGAAAAGTATAAATTAATAGGTAAATTAGTAATATTTTTAATTTCTGGTGAGGAGAAAACATTGGGTTTAATAGGTGTAGTTAAATAAATATAAGAATTTTCATCTAGATCATATAATTCATTAATATTTTTAAGAAAAAACCAATCATCATTGAAAATAATAATATCTGATAATGATAAAGATAAAATAGCTTTATTAAATTGTTGCAATAAAGCAATTTGCTGTCCTAAACATAAAGCTAAACGTAAAGCCATATAATAATTTAAATAACCATTAGTATTAATATATTCTTCTAATGTAATATTTTTAATATTACTAACAATAATAGAAGAGTTATTAATATCCCATTTACCCTTCCATCCAGAATCAACAAAACTATTGAGAAAAGAAATATATAGTTCAGATTTATCTAAAATTAATTTGGTCATTATATAAACAATATATAATTAACAAATAAATATAAATACAAAAAAAATCAATATTAGTAATGTGGGAAGATTATGAAAAAGTTGAAAGATTTAAAAATATAGAAAATTATGTAGGGGAAAAAAATAAATATTATAGTCAATATAATCAAGATAGAAATCTAGAAAATGCAATATTTAAAGGATATAAAAAAGGAGTTTTTGTAGATGTAGGTGCTTATGATGGAGTAGATATAAATAATACATTATATTTTGAAACCACAAATAATTGGAGAGGAATAAATATAGAACCAATAGAAGAAGTATATAAAAGATTAGAAAGTAATAGAAAAAAATCAATAAATATAAAAACAGTAATAAGTGATAAAGAGGAGTTAATAGAATTTATTATATTAAATAATAAATTTGAAATGCTATCTGGAATAAAAAAAAATTATTCAGATATGCAAAAAATGAGAGTAGATATTGAATTACAAGAAGAATTAAAAACTACAGAAGAATTAAAAAATATAGAAGAATTAAAAAGAATAAAATTAATAAAAACAGAAAGATTAGAAACAATATTAGATAAATATAATATATTAAATATAAATTACTTATCTATAGATGTAGAGGGTTCAGAATTAAATGTAGTAAAATCAATAAATTTTGAAAAAGTATTTATAGATGTAATAGGTTTTGAGAATAATAGAAATATAGGAAATATTTTAAAAGAAATTTTAAAATTAGATGAATATAATATAGTGAGTGATATAGAAATAGAAAATTTAAAATTAGATGAATATAATAAAGAGAGAGAAATAGTAAATTATTTAAAAAAAAATGGTTTTGTAGAATTAGAAACAAATTGTCAAGGATGGGGAGATATTTTTATGATTAATAGTAAATCAGAATTTTTAACAGATGATGTAAAGAAATTAATAGTACATAGATTTTAATCATTCATTTGCTCATCGTAATCTTTTTTTTCAGCTTCATAATCATGCGTTATCTCTCCATCAATAGACCATCGTTCCCATAAAGAGAGTTGTGGTTGTGTATTAACAACACTATCAAATCCATTCATGGCATGTTTCAAAGCTTTATCTTGTTGTGAAGTATAAGGTTGCATACATGAAGTTCTAAGAGGAATATTAAAAGTTCTAAATACATCATCTTCATGTATCCAATCACCAACATTGCGACGATCAATTATACAAGATTGACCACCACCACAAGGGCAAATTGGGTCAGTATCATGGATAAAATTTTGGCGATGGTGGGGATTTTTTCTATAACATTTTTCACCAAATCTACAAATAGGTTTTTGGTTATTAGTTAAAGTAATAGAATCAAGAGCAGCTTGATTAGTTTTCTTCTGAGCACGAGTTTCAGGCATTTTGAGTTATATATTAATATATGGTATTAAGTATTTCAATTTTATAAAAAAATACAAAAAAAATAAAAATGAGAAAAAGCCCCTATTGGGCTAATTCTCTTAATTTTTTTGTATTTTTAGTTTTTTTGTTTTTTTTGTTTTTTTGTTTTTTTGTGCCTAACCAATCCTAAGAACCCGTGGGGAGGATTACTCCTCGTTTGTAGGTGGGTGTTCTGTATCGCTTCGCTGAAGAGGAGGAAGATCCTCAGTTTCATCCTTTACAGGACGATACTTGGGTGAGTAGTTCCTACGTCCCTTAGGACCAAGGCTAGCCTTAGCCTTGGCATCATAGGACTTGGCCGACTCAGCATTGGAGCGACGAGTAGAAGCCTTTTGAGTGGGTTTCTTTGGCGAGTTCTCATCACCTTAATCGGTTTTGATGAAGGGAGTAGAGGAGACCCTGGGAGCAGGAGTGCGTCTTTCAGGCTTAGCCACACGACTAGCACTGCACTTCCAAAACCAAGGGTCGTCATAAACGAGCTTGATTTCCTCGCCATCAAGGAGCTTCTGACGAATACTCTGTGTCTGAGTATCATCATTCCACTCCTTGAAGTGAACAAAGACGCGCTGGAACTTTTCGCCAGAAGGAGTAGTCTTGTGTACCATATCCACTCGCCGGATACACCCCACACCGAAGAGCTGTTCAAATGTATATTTGACCATCTGCCAGGTGATGTTGGGGAAAGTCCGAGGGATGCAAATGCTAGGCTCGGACTTTGCAAGAAGAGTGTTGTTCATGTTGGAAGAAGACATGATAGTTTTCTGAGTGTTTTGATACTGAACCTAATAGCAGAAAAAAGCATTTCAATTTTTTAAATAAATAACTAAAAATATAAATAACATCAAAAAAATGATAAGAACACAGTAGCAAAATGACTATTTAAATTAATAGAATAAGTAGAAAATTGAATAGTATAAAAGAAGGCTATATAAATAGAAATAACAAATAACTATAATGCCTACTTCTAAAAATAGCAAATCACGCAATACTTTTAAAACAACACAAAAAGAGGAAATGAAAAAAAATACAAGATTTGATAGCTTAAAACCAGATGAAAGAAAAGAAGTAAATCTTTTTCTTGAAAAAAAATCAAAAAAAGTAGAAAGAAAATCACCAAAAAATAGATCATATACAAAAAATATATTTAGGGAAATTAAAGAAAAACCAAAAGAAAAAATTCCAACATTAACTGAAGAAAATTATCCAAGTTTAAATAATAAAAAAATAGTAAAAAAAGAAAATACATTAAATTTTGCAAATGTAGTAAAAGATAAAGAAAATAAGCCAGTAAAGAAAAACGAAAATACAGTAGCACCGGGATGGGTAGTATTATCAAAAGATAAAAACACAAATAAAGTAATTATAAATTATGGAGCAGAAACAGAAAATATGAAAAAATTAAAAATAATGAATATGAAAAGAGATGCAGATAAATGTAAAAAACTATTTGAACAAATGTTAAAAAAATGGCAAGAATATAGAGATATTGATATAGAATTTTTAGGAGACAGGTCAGAATTTTATGGATTACCAAGTCTATTAGATGCAGAAGCATGGATAGAAGATGAAGAAGAAGAAGAATATTCAGATGGATCAGAGTCAGAAGAGTATGAATATATTGAAGATTATTAATAAGTTAGTATTATTATTAGATTATATATAAATTTAATAATATGGATGATGAAACAATAGATGATTTATGGATTAAAGAATATAAAGAAAAAGAAGAGAAATATAATGATTTTTATAAAGAAAAAGTATCAAATATAAAAATAAATTTTTTTTATGTAAATTTGGAAAATAAACTGGTATCTATAAAAGAAGATATAATTTATATAGAAGATGGGAATTTAAAAAAAGATTTATTAATAAAATTAATAAAAAATAATGAAAATATTAAATATAAATTAACATACTTATTAAAATATAATTTTACTTTAGATTCAGATAAAGTATTAGATTTTTGTAATGATAATGATATAACAGAAAATTACTTAACATCAATAAAAAATATAGATGATATAAATTTTAATGATACAGTATGTATATTTAATGATATAAATTGTTTATTTATGATATATACTGAAAAAAATACAATAAGGAAAGATAATACTAGACGTATAAATATTAATAGTAAAATACGAAAAACAAGACGTAAAAGAACTTAAAGGTATTATATAAAAATAAGAGTAATATGACTAGCTTAGTATCTGCACTAGACACAACAACACCAGTCCAGGTCGGTGAGAAGGGACATAATGAATATGAATGGTCAGAAAATATGGAGGAGAAGATACTGCAATTATCATATCAATTAATACGAACAAATAATAATCAAGTAGAAAAATCATTATCAAATAGATATTATTCACTATTAGATTATGTTTTCAATGGAACAGAACTAGTAAGTGAAGAAAAAATGAAATATGCATCAATTCTTTATCGTATGATGCTACACACTCGTGATATTATAAGTGGAAAAGGAGAATATAATTTATTTTACAATCTACTTAGACAGTGGGTAATTCTTGGTGAAAAAAATGATGTATGTTTAAGTCTAGCAGAAAAGGCTTTAATTTCATGTGTAGATTTAGAATGTAAACAGGGATATGGAAGTTGGAAAGATTTTAAATATTTTTTAAATCATTTAAAGGATGAATTAAATTATTTTCCTTATAAAAAAAATGATATGCATTCAAATCATGTATACCTTGATAAAATAGTAAAATATATAGTAAAAAGTCTAAAAAAAGATGCAGAAGCAGAACATCCATCTTTACTAGCACGTTGGTTACCAAGAGAGAAATCAGCAAAGTTTGGATGGATTGCAAAATTCATTGCAAAGGAATACTATTCTGAATGGCGAGCTCCAGCAGGTGCAAGTTTATTAAGTACTTGTGCAAGTGATCGAAAGTGTCTTACACATTACAGACAACTTCTTTCATCACTTAATCATAAACTAGAAACACCACAAATTAATCAATGTAATGGAACTTGGGGTTCAATTAATTTTGAAAAGTCAATAACTAGTTTAACATTAACTAGACAAAAGAATGCATTTCAATATATAACAAAATCGGGTAAAAGTAGAGGATATGATAGTGACAGACTAAAATGTAGAGAAAATTATAAAGATTATATTCAAAAATGTGCAATGGGAAAAACTAGTATTAAAGGATCAGTTTGTGATATGGCTGAATTAGTAAAAGAAGCAATTACAATTTCAACAAATAAAAATGTTCCACAAGCAACAAAGGATACTGTTAATCTTCAATGGGATAAATTGGGGGAAAAGTTAGGCGATCTATCAAATTTTATTGCTATGGTAGATGTATCTGGTTCAATGTCCAGTGATAATGCATTATATGCAGCAGTTGGGCTAGGATGTAGGGTAGCTGAAAAATCAAAATTAGGTAGAAGAGTAATAACTTTTAGTGCTAATCCACAGTGGGTTAATTTAGATAATGAAAAATCTTTAACTGAGATGGTAGATAAAATTCGAACTTCAGAATGGGGAATGACTACAAATTTTGTATCTGCACTAAGGCTAGTTTTAGAAGCATGTGTAGAAAAAAATATTAAACCAAGTGAAATATCAGATCTAGTGCTAGTAGTATTTTCAGATATGCAAATTGATGCAGCAGATGAAAATGCAAAAAATATGCATGATTTAATTAAAAAAGAATTTTTTGAAGCAGGACTAAAAACATCTTATAAAGTTCCATATCCTGTTCCACATATTCTATTTTGGAATCTACGTTCAACATCAGGATTTCCAACACTATCTAGTACCCCTAATACTAGTATGTTATCAGGATTTAGTGCACTGCTATTAAATAACTTCTGTGAAAAAGGAATGGAGGCTCTTAAAGATTGTACTCCATGGATTTTTTTCTTAGAACAACTAGATAATGATAGATACAATTGGGCGCATAATACAATTATTGATGAATTAACAGTAAAAGAAGATTTTGAGCAACTAGTAAAAGAAGAACAACCAGTTGTTAAAAAAGGATGGTTTTGGTAAAAAATAAATTATATATAAAATTTAATATTTACTTTACATAATTTAAATACTAAATATAAATAATACAATACAAATAAATTAAAAATATTATTTATAGTATAATACAGTATAATGAATAATACAAATAATACAAATAATTTTAATAATTCAAGACAAATAGGTCAAATATCAAGAAGAATAATGAATCGAGAAAATTTATTGGATTTTTTAAATGTAATACATTTAAATAATATAGATACAAATAATGTAGAAAATATTAATAATATAGTAGAAGAAATATATGGACCTATAGCAATGAGACAATTTTTATATAGTATAATGGGTGAAAACAGCATATCATCAATATTAAATCAAAGTTTTGAAGAACAAGAACAAAAATATAAAACTGTATTATCAGATAAAGGAAATGAACAATTAAAAATAATAAAATATAGTAGTGATAGTTATGAAAATAAAATGTGTCCAATAATGCATATAAATTTTGAAGATAATGAAGAAGTAATAGAATTACCATGTAAACATATATTTAATAGTGATGGAATAAAAAAATGGTTATCAGAAGAAAAGGCAGAATGTCCAGTATGTCGCTATAAATTAGATTCAAAGGAGATAATTAATAAAGATGAAAGAGATACAAATAATAATTCACAAAGTGAAGAAATACAATTAGTTGCTAGAATACCTATAGTTTCTGGATCAAGTTTATCATCGCAATCTGCCACGCCAGCACCAGCTATGCAAGCACCAGCTATGCAAGCACCAGCTATGCAAGCACCAGCTATGCAAGCACCTCGCACGCCGCCATCTCCTAGTAGGCCCTCGCCATCGGCACCACCCATTGCCACTCATAGCCATCCTTCGGCGCAGAGGACACCTGTACCTGCTTCACCTGTACCTGCTTCACCTGTACCTGCTTCACCTGTACCTGCTTCACCTGTACCTGCTTCTTCTGTACCTGCTTCTTCTGTACCTGCTTCTTCTGTACCTGCTTCTTCTG